TAGTTGCTTGTGTGCCGCTACCGACATATACTTCATTACTCATTTTTTTATCACCTTAGATGCTTCTAGCGAACCGCTTTAACTCAATGGAAAGTTTGTATCCTAATAACCTTTTTCCTCTATCATTGGCTTCACTCCTTCCTGTTAGTTTAATTAACTCTGCACTTTCTTCCGTAGAAGTACCTGCATTTACAGTAGGATTCATTGAATTACTTTCTATAATATATCTAGCAATCCTATATAATGCTTGTAATCTATCTCTAGAAAAAGTCAATGTGCTAAAATCTCTACGATGTAATACTCTCAAATGTAAAGTAAATGTATAAGTTTCATTTCTAACAGAATAATCTATTGTAGGATATTCAGTAGAATTACTATCTTCAAATACAACTATTACTGATTGAGAATCAATATCAACTCTTCTACCTTCATTTGGTGCAATAGAACGCACNTCAATAAATCTAGGAGTCTCAAGATGNGANGAAGTTATATCACCTCTAGACTGNAAAGTGCTTGCAGCAGCAGACCAATTATCACTNAATAATTCAATNATAAAAGTTACTTCATCCATGATGAAACCTCTTTAGCAATTTCTTTTTCTAATTCTTTTTTGAAAACTTCTAAAGCATTTTTCAATGTATCTTCTTCTGAAAAACTCATATCAAATCCTAAATCTGCTTCTATTTCTTTTAGCAATAGATTCCTTTGTTTGTGTATTTCTAAAATTTCATCAAAACGATTCATCAGATTTTTCATAATATCACAAACTATAAATTACTATCTTTTTACCATTTAGAGTTTCCATTGCTTCTTTAACTAATATGTCATGTTTAGTTTTCAAATCTATATTAGAACCTGTTTCTGCTATNAGAATAGAATTATCATCATGTCTAATAACTTCTGCTGCAACCAGTTTAGTCGCTGCATCGTGTATAACTCCCGGTACTCTTCTATCTCCGCTAACATATGTTACTCTACAAGAATGATTCTGAACAAAAGGATAATTTTTCAAAAAGAATATCTTACCTTCACTATTAATAGTCCAATAATCACCTAATCTTCTTTGGTCTTGATTATCTGTAAAGTTTGTTTTAGAACCTGCACTAACAGTTATAGTACAATCTGAACCATCATCCCCCGGTAAAAGAGAAGATATAATCACTTTACTACTATCTTCTGTATCAGTAGATGCATAAAAGAAATCAGATATATTTCTAGTTAAAGAACCGCTAGTAGCAGTTTTAGATTTTGCACTAGTTTCTCCTGTAAACTGAGCAGTTTTTTGTGGGAATACTTCATTAATTGCATCTGCTAATTGACTAGCCGTAGTTTTTTTACCGAAAGAACCAAAGAAATCTACACCTTCTGTTAAAACAAAGGAAAAATTACCTACTCCTAAAGTTACAGTATAACCTGAACCTGATGTAGGCGGAGTATATGATGCAGTAGCAGAAGCCAAATCAATGTAATTATTACCTTGCCAAACTTCTAATCTAACTATCTTCATTATTTTAGGTCTTTCTAATTGTATAAACCCTACATAATCTTTGAATGGTTGTACAGGATAAAGAGAGTGTTTAAAAAATTCAAAGTTATGTACTTCATCTCTGTATATTATTGGTCTAAAAGGATGACCTACTTTATCATCTATTTTATCCTCAACTCTTTTAATTATTGCACCTACTTCACCCCTACTTGGTGTAGTATTATCTGTAAATTCACTAATTTGTAATAATGCAGATACATCAAAGTGTCTAGTATAATATCCCTTACCTTGTGAATAGTTTACATCTATGTTTGTGAAATCGCTTGGTGATGATGCTTTACCCATTTTTTTACCTCCATTTAAAATCTATCTATCATTCTTTCTAAGTTTCTATATGTAGCCTTTAGCCTATTGATTGTACCTATATCTGACATTTGATATCTACCTTCTGTACCTGTTTCTTTAACATCTTTACCGCCAACATCTTTTTGTGGGGCTAAGAAAGTTTTGTTAACTTTAAAATTATATTCTTGCACATATTCCTTTTCCATTTTTGTTACTCTGATTACTGGGAATATATTACTAGTTCTTTTTAATCTAGTAGCAGTAATTTCTTTAGTACCAAGAGGTTTTTTATCGGTTCTATCGGATACTATTCTTTTTTGTCTAGGTTTTTTATACCATTCAAAAAATTCTTGTGGTGTTTTGTTTATTGCTGCATCAATAAAACTAGCACCATATACTTCTATAATATCTTCTAAAACATCTCTTTCAGAATCTATATCAACAACATCTTCATCTCCTTCATCAGATTCAATGATTAATTGATTTTGTTCATCAATTGATACAGAAGCATTTGCTTTGTTTCTAATTGATTCTTCTGCTTCTAATACCTTTTTTCTATCTCTAGTTGCNTCAACCAAATNTTTAGCNTCATCTACTACTTCAGTATCTTCTCCTCTTATTGCTGCTATATCAGATTTATTTAATTTCATTTTCTTATAGGTAATATTTAAATTACCAGTTTTTAGTTTACCGTTTTCAGGCTGTACAAAACTCATGATACTATCTTTTATAGCGTTAGTTACTGGTTTATTTAAATCTAGTGATTCTTTAGATATTCCATCAACTGAATCAAAATATGACATGGCCTCTTCTAAATCTGTAAATGTTTTTTCTTCTCCTAATCCATAAAAAATATATTCATCATCACCATCTTCATTAACTTCTACTCTCATAGCATAAATGATTCCTGATTTACCTGTAACGTCTTTGGATTCTTTTGCACCTGTTTCATATTCACGCATAGGGTCAAATACAGTACCTCTACCTACCTTTTCTTTTTCGGTTCTTTTTAATGACTTTTTTTTACCTGATTTGAGATTTCCATTTCTATCCATAATGTTAGCATCTTTTAACATTTTAATGATGTACGCATCGGAATCAAAAAATACACCGGATGGATTAACTGTAACGTATTTTTCTAAATTAGAACTTAACATTGGCTTACTAGAAAGAAATGCATCTAAGGTACTTTTTTTTCCACCTTCAGGTTCTAATGTGTAATTCATAATTTTATTTACTTTACTTTTATTATCTAAATCTTTGACTCTGAATTTTATATCATCCATAGCAGATTTAGTTGTATCACTAAATATTGAAGAATCACTTAAGATATTTCTTCCTTTTAAATCATCAATTAATGAAACTAAGTTTTGTGATTCTATAACTTCGAGAAATCTATTTATGTATTTTCTATAATCATCATGTGAATAATATGGTCTATTCGGATTTGCTAAATCAATCTCTGAACTATTAATGTCTAAGTTTTCAAACTTATTTTTATTTAACATATCATAAACAATATCATCTAAATTATCCATTCTAGGATTATTAGATTGGATTTCATGAAAAAGATAAGTAACTAAATATTCGTAAATATTTATATTTTCCATTAACCTTACATGGCCATAGGTTAAGTATTTAGGTTCTAAAATTATATCTGACTGCGTGGGACTATTATCATCTTCAATAAATAATCTTTCTGCCTTTGCCATTTACTCACCATAATTATGCCAACCATTTAGCCCAAGCAACTGCTTTACCAATTCCTTGTGCTATCCCCAATCCACTTGAAGGTGCGGTATATGTTGGTTGACCTGTTTGTGGGTCAATCCAATATGGATTATTAAATTGGTCATAACCTGATGGTGGTATAGGATAACCACTTTGATTACTGAATGCTTGTTGTTGCATAGCCATTTGTTGATTCATTCCACCCATTGCAGGTGCTCCTTGTATATTTGCAGGGTTCATACCTTGAGGATTACCCACTGGTGCAGAAGGATTCATTTGAGGGTTTTGTGTCATTGAACCTGAACTAGATGCAAACCCTTGAGATTCTAAATATTGTTCTTTAGCCATTTTTCTTTGCATAACAACTTCTGAATTAATTGCTGCACCTAAAATATTTTGAATATCTAACTGTATATTTTCAGCAGTAATTGTTTCGTATTCTCTCAAAGAATCAGGATGTACTTCTAAGTCTCCACCTGCCCCTTGAATAAATTTCATTTTAGGTAACATTTGACCTAATACTCTTTGGGTAACATCTTCTAATAATTTTTCAAATGCTAATAAAAACGCTTCACCATGATAATAAAAAAACTCTTCAACATGGTTTTCTTGTAATGTCAATAAGTTATTCATTGACTTAAATTGTGTTTGTTGGTTTTGTGTTATCTGATTAGATAACGAACTATTACTTGTGCCTAGCCACCCCATTCATCTTCCTCCGTAATATCCTTTATTGTTGTTCCCTCGATTAATAACTTTTTTATTCTTTGGGTAACTCCATCATTTTCTACTATTAATCTGAACAATTCTTCCTCTTTACTTTCTGTATTCATTTGTGGGGGTTTTATAGTCCATCCTAATGCTGAAAGATTCTGTATATCTTGCTGTTTTAATGTTGTTAATGGCCCACTAGATATAGGATTTAATGATTTAATACTAGGTACATAAGCACTAAATGTTAATCCGTGTTCCTCCGCAAGAATCTGTTGTTCTAACATTTCATATTGTCTATGAATATGAGCATGCTTGTCACAATATGTTCCTCTCATTGGATACCCCTTCCTAACTTTATGTAAAGGTATCGGTGGTCTAGTAGCATCACTAGGATTCCAACGCTTTTGTGTACCACAAACAACGCATCTATCTTTTACATTAAATGCGAACTTGTATGGTATTTTTAGAAAAGTCTTTCTTTCAGGTTTCAAAACTGCTACAATTTCTTTTAATTGTTTTTTAGGTTTGAGACTTTTATATTCATATTTCATTATTGAACCCGGTGCTCTAGCCATTTCTTTTGGAGGCAAAAATGGATTTGCTTCAACATATGCATTAGTTGCTCCTATCAAACTTGGAGGTTGATAATTTATACTCACACAAACTCCTCCAATCTACATTCTTTACAATGGCAAAATTCACTCATTGTACAATTCATTGTTGTATAATATCTTTTTCTGTTTGTCATTTACTCACCTAATAATCCTTAATCATTGTTAATATTCCACGATATACCATTTCTGAATCTGATTTTGCACTTACTATATACTTAAAACAGGGTATTCCTTTTTCATTTAATTTTGTCATTCCACTCTTAAAACTTTCAAATATAGGATGGTTTTTTATTTCTCCTTTATGGGGATATTTATCCTTCCACAAATCATATTTGTTAGCCCATATACCTACTGCGATTGGATAATCATGTGATTTTTTTCTACCCTTTTTATTTATAGCATCCCAATAAGGACTACAAATAGTATCTACTAAAAAAGTCCAACATAGTTGTTGCTCGATATCATAATGTTTATCCATATGCCTATCATCAATCATGAATATAATGTATTTAACTTTTCTAGTTTTCATATCATTAATCCATTCAGACCAAAATACCGTTTCACCTCCCACATCTGCTGTTTTAACTGTGTGTGCATCTCCATCCAATTTAACATATTTTCTACTCGCTCTCTCTAACCCAACAGTTCTATTTTTTATTTCAGGAACTTCTCCTCTTGTTCTTAATTGATGATGCAATGTTGTTTTTCCTACTTTGGTTGCCCCATAAACACCAAATGGTATAGCATGCATCCTGTTCCACATTTTTGCCATTCCTTCTGCTACTAGAATAACAAAGCCCGCCATTACTGACATAATTAATCACCATAAATGATTCCACCAATTAATTACCCCTGTCCAAAGAGCATTGTAAATATTTATTCCCCAAAATGGTAATGCATGACCTACTAAAAAACTAATAGTAGATGCAACTGCACCCCAAATAAAAAATCTAGTTCTTAAAAACCATATATCAGCAGAATGTGCTCTTTGTAAATCGTATGCTAATGTGGATTCATCAAATCCCATTAATAATTCAGACACCATATACCTCACTCATTCATGGTTAAGAATGTTGGACTAATAGCGTTTTCAGCAGGTGGCTGATATGCTTGACCAAATTGAGGTACAGGGTTTTGAATAAAATTGTTACCGTATTGTTGGTCATATTGTCTCATTGTATCTCTAACTCTTTTACGATTTTCTTCTTCTTTTTGTTTTCTAGCCCAATATGCATCTATTTTTCTTTGTAATAATATATCTTCTATTCTATCAAACAAAGTCAAATCAAATATTGCTTTGAGTATCATTATTCCACCTATGGTTAATATTCCAAACAATAATGCATGTGCATAACCTGCGTATGGAAACATAAATCCATATTGTGTGTAAAAATAAATGTTAACGCCACTAACAGCACCAACAAATAATATAGTCATTACTAATCTTGTATCATCTTCTAAACTTGGCATTCTTTTTTCACCTTTATCTATGCGAAATTAACTGTGCAATTACCTGCCCCTGCATCAAATTCAACATAGCATCCTTGTGCTAATATTGCCCCATGTAAATCTTGCTCTATTGCTTTGGCAGTACCACCTGCATGCATATGAAGTCGCAATACTTCTTTTTTACCTGAAATTGTACTATTAGCACTATCCCAAATCTTAATTGTGAATAAAGCATTAGTTGTAGAAGTCATATGTACACTAACTAATCTGCATCTATCACTTGATACTAATGTTGATGAGGATAATACCCCACTAGTGTTACAACCTGAACCACTCATACTTATTCCCGACTAACGAAACTAGGGGTTTCCTTATCAATCTTCGGTTCATTCATCTAAATCAGAAACTATTGTTTCTTCTTCTTTTTTAGTTGAATCTTTTTTAGCGGCTTTAACTAAATCTTCAAACTTAGTAGTAGTTTCTTCTTTAGGTTTAGTTGCTACCTTTTTCTTTGGCTTTGATTTCTTTTTAGTTGGAAACAAAGCCTCTGCTACATCTTCTGCTGAACCTTCTAGATTAAATTCTTTTTTAATCAATCTTAGTTCATTAGCCCCAAATTTAGATATACCATCTTTGTCGCTACCTGTCAATTCAACTACTAGCCCTGCATCTCCTAGCATACCTACTGCAATATTAACAGGTACTTCGCAATTCACATCATGACTTATTTGATAAACTATACCCGCCCTTCTCAAAAGAAGTGGCCCGTCATGTTTTACTTTTTTCAATCTTACATTACTCATTTTTTATTCCTCCATTATAGTAATCTCATCCCCCTTACTTAGAAGGGGAATAAGACTACGTTATTATAATGGTATTAATTTTTTAATTTAAAGGTTGCCCCACACTCTTACTCGTACAGAACCACCGTTTGCATCATTAGCCAATGTAGCGTTAGTGCCATCTAATGCTGTAAACATAAGAGCAAACGAAGTTGAACTCTCATAAGCACCTGTGGCAGATATTTCTACTAAAGGCAATACTGCGTTAGCGTTGTCACATCCTGTAATAGACACACAATGGATAGATGATAGGCCAACAGCAGAAGCAGGTATTACTGAACCTGCCGCTACTATTGACGTTACATCTATCAAAGCATCTACAACATATTCATCTCCAACAGCCTTTGGAAGTGTAACTCCCTTATGGTCTGCAAGCAGAGTAACTGTATATGCTAATGCCATTTAAATCACCTAAGCACTCTTAATGTTAGTAATTTTACCTTGACCCTTGAAGAAAGAACAGCAGGTCTCACCCATTGTTCTGTACATTCCTTGGTTTCCTAGTTTACCAACACCGAATGGGTTTCCGTTAGTAATTCCATCCTCAAAGTATTGGGTTGGTTTCATAACAGATAGCCACAAGTGGTCTGTATCTAAGAACAGCATATCACTTAATTCATTTGTTGAGTTACTACCAGTAGAAGGCATATCTTTTGCAGGGATTAGAGGGATGTCAAAGTAGGTTGCTACTCTAAATCCAACTTCTTGACCCTTTGCACCTTTTACACCGTTATGTGTAGGAACAATTTCTTTCCTATCCATAAATCTCTCTTGGCTTTGTAGTAAGTCAGCAATGTGCTGAATAGTATCGTATCCAGTTAGAATACATTTTGGGTTTCCACCGTTTTGACGGATTCTCCTAATCATACTATTAATCATTGTTAGAGTTAGAACTCTAGCATCACCTGCTGCATATCCATCTCCGAAGTCAACTTCTGCATCTAAGAAAGAAGCAGTTCCAGTTGCAGCGTTAGATGAAATAGATACAGTTCTTGATGTACCAAATATTTTTACTACATCAGCGACTACTGCGGAGTTGTCTCCGTTGTTAGCCCCAGTGTCTAGTAAGTTAGCATTGTACATTGCAGCGATTTCAGCAGCAGAAGAAACAATCTTCATCAAAGAAGTGTAGTTTCTTTCAATGTTTGTTGCTGTACCATCATCATATGATTCGTATGGCATAACTAGCATTTTGCTTTGTGTTTCTGCATGATGCTTACCCATATCTTCTCTAACAATAGCCCTAATATCTCCGACTCCATCATCAATAGCAGCCAATTCCATACCCAATTCTGAGAACTCAAACAAATGAGCAACAGTTTTTGGACTTACGTATAGTTTAGCGTATTCTGGTGAAAGTGGTCTAAATCCATTTGCACCATCTAATGCAGCATTTTCTTCAACTCCACCAATTTGGTCTGCTCTTGGTGTAGATAAATCAGCAGTGTTTGCAGCAACAGCAGTTGTACCTGTTGTAAATGCAGAACCACTACCACCAGTTGGTCGGCTCTTTAGAACTCTCCAACCCGAAGATGTGTAAGGTCTCTTTGCTAGAATTGAAAGAGGGTTAACCTCTTGATTCAACATTGACCATACTTTTTGTCCGTAAAGAACATTGTATAAATCTCCCAATCCACTTGCAGCACTAAACGGGTTAGACGCAGCATCATGGGGCGTTCCGAATCCACCTACAACACCACTACTCTTCAATAGAGCATTACCAGCAGGGCCAGTTAATCCGTATGTTGCGGCTTCTAAATCTTTTATTGTGTTTGTATATCCACTCATTTTATATCACTCCTAAAACTTCCTCGCTAGATTGTGAATATCTCCCCAACTCATTGAAGATAACTCTTCTGATGAGGTTGGGAAACCTTCAGGTAATCCAAACGAAACTTCTTTTGCTTTTGCTATTTCAGTATCTTTAGCAGATAAAGACTTACGTAGTTCAGCAAACTCTTCTTTAAGTGCTGCTACTTCTGTACGTGCATCATATTCTGCTCTTTCAACAGCAGACTTTCTGACGTTTTGTTCTGCAATGAACCTTGATTCAAATTGCTTTGATAGGTTTTCATATGCAATCTTTTCTAGTTGTTCAGCCTTATATTGTTCATATGCTTTTTCAATATTTTCTGCTGACAAATCTAGTGAAGTGAAATCAGAAGATTCCCATTCTTTAGATACTTTTAGAGGTGCAGGGGTTGCAGTTGGGTTTCCATTTGTTACAACTTCTTCACCTGCTTCTATGTGTTCTAAATCTTGGTCATCTAATGCTTTTGCTTCTTCATCATCTGCTTTTTCATAGTCCATCATTTCTTTTTCATCATCAGAATCCATGGACATGTATTCCATGTTTTCTTCCATTGATGTATCCATCATTTCTTCTTCTTCCTTGTTGAGAGAATTAACTTGTTTCATCAAGTCATTTAACTCCTCAAGGGCTTTTTCCAACTTCTCAGTCATCTTTTTTTCACCTTTTTCTTCCTTTAATATATCAAATTTGGCTTCGGGGTTAATACCCTTTTCGCAAATTGTGACTTCGTGTAATTCAAGACCATCTATTTCATTATAATCGCCTAAATCATCTGATTTACGGCTTCTTTTGGAAATAGCCTGACCTCCTATGCTAAAAGAACGTAATGTTCCTTTTCTAATATTTCTAGATATTTCTTTTGCTTTTTCTATATCATCTCTTAATTTGATAACTACATAAAAACCTACATCATCAACATGAGTTTTATGAACAGTTCCATTTTTATCTCTGTAACTATCAATTACTTCTCCAACCTGTACATTAGAATGATTAGACATTACATTTCTAAACTTCTTATTAGCCATAAATCCTTCAACAGCACTTTCTAGTGCTTTAATGGTAATTAAGTCGTTTTGCTTATCTACCATTTCAATTGAAGCATAGCCACCGATAATCAAATCATCGGACTTTAGGATACTAAAATCTCTAACGTCATGATTAACAAGACGCATCGGAGCAGCCAACATTGAACAAGCATTTTTACTTTAACTATATTAACTAAGCGGATTCAGATTCAGGTAAGTCTAATTTATTATACCTGTCAAGTGTAATATCCCATACTCCTTCATCTTCTTTACTATCTAACATAGTTTGTTTTTTACCAGTCCATGTTACCCAAGTATCTTTACCATCTAAAGGTACAACTCTAACATGTAATCTAGTATCAAACTTATCACCTTCTAATTTATATTCGTGATAACCATCTTTTTGAACACCTAATATTATTTTACCACTATCAATTATTTTACCTTCTTTAACACCAGATGTAATTATTTTAGCAGGGAACTTACCTGATTTACCAAATAAATTATAAACATCAGAAGTTGTTTCAATATCAAATAACCAAGCCATAGTTTTTTCAGACGTTTTAATAATCAATTCTAAATTACCATCTTCTCTCTTTTGAATAACATAGTTACCTTCTTTTGGATTCTTCTTAGGTTGTTTTTCTATCATCTCATTATTAGCAGTAAAAGTTTCATTTGTTTTATCATAAACAATATCTTCTTGAGTTGTTAGCCATTTTTTAAATCTTTTAACATCACCATCAAATGCCGTACTTTCAAACCTATCCATGTGATGTTCTTTTACAAACTCTAATATTTCTTCAAATTTTACTGGCTCATCTATTTCTATCAACTTATTTTTTATTGATAATCTTAATTCAGAACGTATAGTTTTAATTGCTAACTTTAAATCTTCCTTCCAAACATCTATGTCGTATAGGGCTTTTTTCTCCATTAGATTATCTCCACTAAAACCCATAATAGTAAAACCATCAAAATCAGATTTCAATATTATTTCTGCTTCACCNTGTATATCATCTGTAATATACATTTTTTTAACACCCTTTAATCTATATTTAAATGGCTTATCTAAATCTTCCCAAATAGATTTTTTTGTTTTATCTGATAGTAATTCTAATGTTGATAGTTTATCCGATTGAGTGACTTCAGGTATTTCTATTACTTTAGCAGAATATAAACTAAAACCTTCTTTGGTTTTCTTTACTTCATCTACCTTCACTCTTACAATCGAACCTACTTCTACTGACTGTTTAGTATTCAATGCTTTACCAACAGGAATATATGCTTTATCATTCAGTTCCTTTGTAGTATATTTTCTAGCCTCTTCTGCTGTAACAGGCCCAATACCAATAGAATAAGAATATAAATCACTTTTAGTTTTCTTAGAATCTAATACTATAACATCCAAATCTACAAACTTTTTCCATTTAACCCATTTAGGATTTTTTCTACTACCCATTTGATATGTTGATTCAATATCTTTTATTACAACTCCTTCTGATGCAGGTAGTTGCATAATAGTTTCAGCATACGTACCAACTTCCTTGATTGAATCTGCAATCCTTGTATCTTTTTTAGATGGGAATGCTAAATCTTCTGATGAATGTTGAGAATATTGATACATCAGAATGTTAATTCTTTCTCTTAATGGTACATCCATCAAGTCTCTTTCTTCATGTCTCATTATGTCAAATACATGTAATCTTAATTTTAAACCATCAACAGGTTTCTTAAAAATATAATTAATTACAGATGCTCTATGTAGAGGTTCTTCTCCTCTGAATAACATTAGTTCCCCATCTAATATACAATCACCAAATTGTTTTTTATTTAATTGCTCAACTTGTTCTTTACATTTTTCAGTGATATCCTTTTGATTATAAGAATATATTTTTACTTTACCATCTATCTTATGTAACTGTACTCTCATACCATCATATTTTTCTTGAACAACATATTCACCTGTAAATCCTTTAAGTTGTTCCATATCATTCAATTCAAATATTCTATACATTGGTTTGTTCGGTACTATAAAATTAATTTCTGATTTTTCTTCTTCTGATTTTTCTTCTGATTTTTTAATATTAATATCAACTAATTTGTTCCATTGCACAGAAGTATATTCTTCTAAAAATACCTTTTCTAATAAAGATAACATACTTTTAAATTTGGTTTTAATTCTTTTAGTATTTTTATCATCCCCATAATGTTCTGAAATATATAATGGAATATCTTTGACTTCTAAGTCTAATCCCATAGCACCTTGAGTTATTTCATCAGGACTCAAATTGTGTTTTTTCCATGCCGATTCAGGTAATGGCATACTGTGTGCTCTTAGTGCATAATGAATAAAAGCAGCAAAAACACTATTATTAGACAATAATGTTTCAACTACATTATCACCTAATTGTTCTGAAAATGGGTCACTGATTTCTTTAGATTCAAATCTTAAACTTTTAACAGCGTCATATAATTTACGTGCTTCCATAGAAGTAGGGTCTTCTACATTATCATCAAATACAATATCTTCATCTAAATGTTTTTTTAAAAGTCCTGTAAATGCATCCAAAGAATCAAACTGAGTTCTTATAGATTTGACAGTTCTTTTCCAATTCTTACCATATTCTTTTGGGTCTTCCAATGCAGATAGATAAGAATAACGGGTACGCTCAAAAAAATCTAAAACACGCTTTGTAAGCACATCTTTTTTTTTCTCGAATACCACACCTGATATTGACATTTAACCACTCTATTTATACAGATTAAAGTTTAAACTTGTATCTTCTTTTATCTTGAGCAGCCGCACCATGTTCAGCATCCATTTCAGTTTCTCCCTTTAGACCTAATCTTTCTACAAGGTTCATTAATTCGGTATGTTCTTTTTCATATCTTCTCATATCATCTTCTTTCATAGGGCTATTCATAAACCTTTGATATGCTTCTTGGAATTGAACTCTAATGTCATCCATTTTAGATTTTGTTACAGAATCAATTTCTGTACTCCTATATACTAAATCTAATCCAATACCGGCCTTTAATAATCTTTTTAGCATAATTGCTTTACCCAAAGAATCGCGTAAATCACCAATCTGTTGAATCAATCTTTGTTCATCTTGTAACAGTTTTTTCTGCCTTCTACCTTGTGTTGCATCAAATCCCATAGAATTTTTATCTGAACCTGTTATTTCTAATTCTTCTAGTTTAGTATTAACATCGTCTAATTTTCTCTGTAATTCTCTAATTCTCCTTTGTTTATCCCTGTCTCTTTCATCAGATAAATAATCTTTCATTACTGATTTACCAACATAACCATATCCTTCATCACCTGTTGGATTTTTTATCTTTTCTTCTTTAGGATTTTTAGGAGGGCTTTTCAACTTAACTTCTTCACCCATTACATCTTCTTTGTTAGCAACAGTTGTACCATCTTTAAATTCTGCTAAAACTTCTTTTGCTTTCAGTATTGCTAGTTCAATCATTTTCTCTTCTTTAGTTACTCTTTCCGGCATTTTTTTCACCCCTCAATCCTTTCTACAATTTTGTGAATATCATCCCAATCCATTTTAGATATTACATCACTGGTTGGTGCAGAACCATTTACAATTGCAGGTTTTGGTGATGTAGATACTACAAAACCTGATTTCATTA